GGCCAAGTTACCGCAAACTCTAGCCCTAAAATCATCAGGACGTATGGAACGCATAGGATCAGTGACACAGTCAGTTGCATCACGCGTAGACCGCTGCCACACATTAGGCACAACTGGCGCCTCAATTTCACCATCATCCTCAATAGCTTGCGAATACATAGTGCGCACATGGCTAAATAAAACAGCTGCTACCGCAACCGTGGCCACCAACCCCAAAACGGCTATCACTAAACGATAACGCCGATTGGCAAACCATAAATAAGTCCGTCTAAACGACATTAGAATAGAAACGGCAAAATCCAACCAACTCAAATACCAGCGTCGAACAAATAGGTTAAACATATAAGCCCAATGATGACAAACACGCAATTGGTAGGCTAACTCAAACAAATAGCCAACATGATAATGCTCAGCAATACGCCTGGCTGGCAACATAGCTAAACAACAAACAATTGAACATGCAACAGATAATACGAAAAACACGAATTGAAAACAACTCATCAAAGACGAAAACACAGTGCGTACCATAAAGGCATCATTACTTTGCATTTCCATATCGCATGTACACGTATGCGATGATCGACCACAAACGGTACAACACACGCTGCGCTCAGATTGTTTTATACTACGTAAAAGGGCTTTCTGACTAATGAAATGGTCTTGGGTCGCCTGCAACAACCAATCCTCCAATTCAGCCAATGTACATATATTGGCAATACACTCATAACGAACTTCACCAGCATTAGTTGGCACAACGCGCTCTATACAAATATCCCACAAATCACGTGCACTACCAATGGCAGCCGGGTTTAAGCGAGTGCCTTCCGCATATTGTGATTTTACAACGGGCGTCAAAACATATGGGAACCGTCTCAATATTGCTGGAGTAGATGAAGCAAAAGCGTGGGCATGTAAATTCTTCACATTAGTCGTAGCAATAAAAATATACGGAGCGACACACACATTCCCCTTATCTGTCAAAGAAGCCATAGGCGGAAAGAATGGCACATTATTACTCACACAAATAACATCTTGCAAGCTAGTAACCCAATCTGGGGAAGAATTGGGTTTCTTACTAGCCAAATCGTCCATAACATAAGCCCAAGATGAATTTTGATACCGTGTATGATAAGCTTCTGTCGAATCTCGAATATAAACACGAGAATGGTCCAACGGCGCATCATTAGGATCAGGCATATGCATATTCCTTTGACTAAACATATCAAGTATGATGCGATATAAAGTCGACTTACCCACCCCTGAA